AATCACCTCGGGAATAGGGTTCCCCGGCCGGGTGCAAAGATGCGGGGAAGAAGCGGCGCGCTAAAAACTGCTTCTGGTTCCGGAAAGCAGCGGCAGGATGACGATGCAGATGAACAGGATGATTCCCACGCTCAGGGAAATGGTGCTGAGGTTCTGTGAATTTGACATGGTTGCGGCCCTCCTTACGCCAGTTTATGCGCGCGGAAAAGGGCGGGTGCAAAAAATAAAAGCGCGGCATGACGCCGCGCTTTTAGAGAAAAGAGGAGGAGTAAGAAAGTATATGAAAACCCCGTAGGGGAATGGCTGGGCCTGCCGGCGTCCGGCCGGTATTCCGCTCATCCGGCGTCGGCAGATTGATCATGTCTTTATCATAACGGGCAATTATGACGCAGATGTTTGAGTTGCGCGAACATTCTGAAAAGGATTTGTGAATCAATTATGAAGGACGGGCGCGTGTCAAATGTGCCACTGTGTAATATTGCCGTAAAGCTTGTCGTCGGGGGTGTGTCCGCCCGGCCCGAAGACGTTGCGCTTGATTTCGGCGGAGCCCGATTCCTGCACGTCGCCAAAGACCGGGGTGGGCCGCGCGCCGCCCTCGTAGGCAATCAGGACGACCCGCCTGCCGGTGTCGCGGCTGATCTGTGTTTCCAGCCGTTTGATCTCGGTTTTGAGCCGGTTGGACAGGTCGGCATATTGGTATTCCATCAAAAGTCACCTCGGCAGTATTGTTTGCCGCGCGGCGCGAAAAATCAGCGGAAAATCACGGCAGGACACGGCGGCGGGGGACGAAAAAAGCGCCGCTTGGGCGGCGCTTTTCAGGGATTGGCGTCCCCGACCGAGCCGTCCCCCTTCAGCTCGTGGAAAACCTTGTGGTCGTTCCGGCCGTTTTCGATGACCGGGCGGACATGGGCTTTTCCATGCTTGGCCTTTCCCTGGATTTCAGGGACGGGGGAGACTTCGTTCTTCGGGAAGCGGCTGATGTGGTTGCTTTCCGTCCCGTGCGGCTCGCGCGGGTCCGGGCGGCGCATTCCGGGTTTTGGCATGGCGGTCCCCTCCTTACACGTCATCCGGCTTGACCGAATGTTTTTTGGCGTTCCGGTTGTGGTTTTGGTTTTCACGGGTGAGGGGAGTCTGGCCGTTGCACTTTTTCTTGCGGACCTCTTTTTTGTCCGGCTGGCTGTCCTTTGGCATACGATCACCTCGGGAATAGAATTCCCCGGAGACGGAGAATTAACCGTCCGCACGCCGCAAAACCGGTTTTTGGCGTGTTCCGCAATTCGGGCCGCCCGCCCTCTGGAAGCGGCGGCCGGGCGGGAACCAAAAGGGAAGGGCGGCATCCGAAAACCGGAAGCCGCCCCGCTTTTTATTCATACCGCAGGTTGTCGATCTCGCCGACCGCCCCGGGGTAATCTCCCTTTGGGAGGAACACCTCGCTGAAATGGAGGCTGTCGATCAGGGAAACCATGATGTCCAGCCATTCGGAAGCCGCATCCCCGTAGGGGAGGCGGGAGAGCCTCAGGACACAGGCGGTATAGATGTGGGTGCTGCGGTCGATGTAGCGCTTGGCAAAGATCATGTCCGCGATGTCCCCGGCCCCTTCAAACGCCACTTCGACCACGTCCGTCCCGTTCCCCACGGGGACGGCCTCGTACAGGGATTCTCCCGTGGGCGCCGTGCCCGCGCTGAAAACGACTCCGTTGACCTTGACCATCGTCATCCTCCCTTCGCCCGCCGCGCGGTTTTCGCATGCGGTCCGGAACTGGTTCCTTGCGCCGGGTTTCACTAAAGAATTCCCAGCTTTTTCTTACAATAGGGCTGTGATTAGTCTAGCATGTTTTCGGGCGGAATTCAACGGGAGCGCGGCCCCGCGGGTTTCCTCCGAGCGAAGCGGACCGCCCGGCTGCGGCGGGCACCAGAAGAAAAGCGTGAACATTTTGGATCTCTGATAGCAGTCTGTCCTCCCGGCGGCAGGCCGAAAGGCATCTGCCGCCGTTCCTCTGTGGGGGGTGAACAGGAAGGTTTTTAGAGCAAAGCGGAGAAAACCTCCGCCACATAGGGGGCAAAGCCCCCTGTGGAAAAATCCCGCCACGGAAAACCGTGACGGGATTTTTGGTGGAGGAGGGTGGATTCGAACCACCGAAGTCACTGACAACAGATTTACAGTCTATCAAATATGCACAATAAAACCAACCCTATATGCCACAAAATCGCCTATATAGCGGGAACTTTATCTGGATAAAGTCTGAAATAATTCCAATAAAAAAAGCCTTTGTGTCGTATGGATGTCGTAATAGGCGACGTAAATTATGGCCGCTTTAACATGGCCTTTTTCAACTGGTCCACCTCATTGTGCACGTATGTACCGGCTGTGATGTTGATATCCTTATGGCCCATAACTTTTTGAATCGTATAGAGGTCGACTCCCCGCCGCCGTAACCGCGTTCCAAAGGTGTGCCGCAGCTCATGTGCCGAAAGGATCGGGATATCGGGGTACTCCGCGTGAATATGACCCATATGCCGCGATAGGATTTTTGCCCAGGTGCGTGGGGTGTATGGTTTATGCCTATCTGCCGGTAATATATATATATCGTCATTCGACAATCTGCGCAGGGCATTTCTTGCCTTTGGTGTAATGGGGATTTCCCGATAACTGTTCCACTTGGGCGGACGCAGTTCATACCCCTTGGATTTGTTTACGGCCACCGACCGCTTGACATGAATTAAGCCATCGTATATATCATCCCACTGCAACCCACACAACTCCCCGCAGCGCAGGCCGGTCTCGAGCAGTAGAACAATAGCGGGATTAGTCTTACGAATTAAGCGGCACAATGACCGCTGCTGCTCCTCTGTGTACGCCTGCTTAACCTGAGGCGTCTTCTCGCTCGTGTACGTTACCGAGCGCGTGGGATTCTTTACGCACAGATCATTGTCTATAGCGGTTTCAAAGATGCCATTCAGGCACAGAGCGATCTTATGTAGAGCTGAAGGAGAAAGACTGCGCTTGCCCGCATAGAATCTCTGAATATCGGCAGGACGAATACTGGAAAGCTCCGCTTGTCCAAAGTACGGCTTTAGGTGTTGCTCCACATAGAGCTTATAAGTGCCGTTATATGTATTCTCCGTGACATTGGGTTTTTTATAGATTTCCAGCCATTGATCTGCCCATTCAGAGAAAGTGCGGCGTTGATCCACAAAACCCACGCCAGTCCGGTTCGCCACTTCCCGCTGAATCTTCCATTCCTCGGCTTGCCGCCGCGCGTCGTCTCTGCTGATAGAGCTGTAGAAGCTCTTGCGACGCAGCTTGCCATCTACATTCTTGCCGATCGTGATTTTTACTTCATACAGCCCGCCCGCATGGTTGGGCCGCTCTTTTTTGGGACGGGGCATGGTATCACCTCAAAATTTTTTCTTACGGGGTTCGTCAAAATGACGGGAGACCTCCCCCAATAATTTGACTTGCAAGTGACTTGCAAGCTCGCAGAAGGGGTGTACGCTTCTCGGCCAATAAAACATCCGCCTTAATCCTAGGAGCACATGAAAAAGTTTGTCAATTTTTACGATTGTATTATTCCGTGCCCGACACTACACTAAATACAGAGGGGCAAAAAGTTGAAGATTGCATTATCTATGTGGCCGAGTTATAATAACGATAGAATAGAACGTACGTTCGAAGGCGCAGCAAATTTGGGAGGGTACGAGAATGAGCGAACTGGGCATCGAGATCGTCAGAGCGGGCGCTCCTGCAAGCCAAGTGCAGGACAAGCCGCCGGATCGGAGGGAGAAGATTGCTCGGAGAATTTCCGCTTTGACAGACAGCCAGTTGAACGAATTTATTCTTTCGGTAGCATCTCAACGGCATCGAGAAGCTTCTCAATGCGATCAAGATCTCGCTCGTCGAGACCAGAAATCCACTGAACCAATTTAGTTTTTCTGTCATCTGAATGCAATATTTTAAGAAGCTTGCCGTCTTTTTCGGCAAGCTTCTTTTCATATTCAATTTCTTCCTCCAGAAGCCTGCGGCCGTGCTCTCCTTCGTATTGTTCATAATAGCTGCATCCAGCCCAACCGCCTTGTTCGGGATCTATTTTTACATGTTCCATTGGAACATCATATCCCATAAGCCACGCCTCGGTAACATTGAGGGCCTTTGCCATTAGTTCAACACGATCTTGCTTAGGCTCAAAGGCACCGCTTACATATTGGCTCATCGCACTTTTGGGGATTCCTGTAAGCTCACAAAGATCCGATTGTCTCAGATCGCGGAGACCAAGGGCTTCACGCAAACGCTCGGCACATGGAATTTTTTCTTTCATGGGAACCCCTCTTTTCTTTTGATACCCTCATTCTAACCTATTGGTTTAGAAAAATCAACATGAAGTCGCCGACTATTGAAAAAAAGTTTAGATTTTATGAAACTGGTTATTGACGGCGGAGGTGCATTATGGTATTGTATACATAGTTTAGAAAATATAAACTTTTGATTGGGGGTGAAAGAATGAGCGAAAAAGATTATGCCAAACTCCGAGGCAGGGCAGTTGAGATGGGGTTATCTCAAAAGGACATCGCGCAACAGATTGGTATTTCAGGGACTACCTATAGCCTAAAAATAAACGGACGGTATCCATTTAAGCAAAGTGAGATTCAAAAAATAGTGAATCTCCTTTCTATCCCTGCCGATGAAATTGGCACGTATTTTTTTACGCAAAAAGTTTAGAAAAAATAAACAATTAGAGGGTTAATAATGATTGAATTAGTAGCTCATGAAGAAAACCTACCCCAAAAAGCAGACGATCTGGCGAAGTTTGTCATCATCGGTACCGAAAAGCTGGCGGCGCTGCGGGCCGAGATTCGTGCCATCAAGCGGGCAGACCTTGCGAAAGAGGTCTACGACATGAAGATTGAGGAGCAGAACCGGCTGGCGGCGCTCATTCTGGATGCTTCGGTCAAACTTGGAGAGTTTTCCAAGCAGCTGCCGACTTCATCTGGTGGCAGGCCTTCAAAAACTACCGACACCTGTGTCGAGAGTTCTAGGACCAAGCGGGACCAGATTATTGAACTGGGCCTACATCCGAAGCAGGCGGAACGCTATGAGGCCATGGCCTCACACCCCGAGATCGTGGAGCAGGTCAAGGCGGAGGCACGAGAGCGCGGCGAGGCTCCAACGCAGACGGAAGTGCTCAAGCGGATTAAAGCCGCGAACAACGTAACCGCCTTTACTGACGTGCAGCAGGTTGGGCTTCGGAAGGATTTCCAACGAATCGATCGGGAGCATGAAATCTATAAACAATACTCAGAATGTATATTTTCAATCCTGACATTTGATGATTCCGACGAGCGGATTGAGGCAATTGCCTTTGCCGCCGGAAGTATCGTGCAGGAGGAGGAATTTATCCAGAACGCAATTTCCAAGCTGACGAGTATAAAACACCGATTAATTTTGAAAGGAGCGCAGAAATGTCAAGACGACTTGTAATCGACCCGGAAGCAAGGGAATACATAGAGGCCAAAATCGAGGCCGACGGGGTTGTAACTGTGGACGAGGTGCGGCAGATCATCCACCCGTACTACCAGTTCGATCCGGTACTGTCCAGGGAGCGAAAGGAAAAGGTTTATGCCCGACGGCTGCTGGCGAAGCGAAGAGACCTGAACGGCGTCCGCACCTGCTTCGCCACGAAGGACCCCGAACACCCGGAGGAGTATGTGGATATCGAGCACACCACTGACCTCCGCAAACTGGATGGAGTTATCAAGCAGTTAGTGGCGCGGCGCAGCGGTCTGGATGCCCCCATCCGCAAGGCCATGAGGAAAAGAAAGCAGATCGTTGGCCAAATATCCTTCAAAGACTACAAAACCGGTACTGCCAGTCAGCCGGACGATCACATCTGACGAGGGAAATTGTGGGCAACTTAACAGTAATCAACATGACTCTCGACATGGCTAAACATGTCGCCATGATTCACCGCACCCGGGAGAGGCCAATCATTAGCACGATTTTATGCGTTATATTCGCTTTTTGTGAGGAGATACCTGGCAAAGTCCAACAATTGCTTCTGTCCTTCCTCATTGAGCTTTTCCATGCAACCCAACAATTCCTTCCGCTCAAAAGCCATTCGGAACTGACTAGAACTCCAACTCACAAGAAGTTCGTCCAAGCTCACATTGAGCACATGAGCGAGATTAATGATCGTAGACAGCATGGGTTCTTGTAAACCGTTCTCATATCGGCTGAGAGTGCTTTTATTCAGTTTGCCATCAAATGTACGATTATACAGTTCGCACAGGGCGTCCATAGAATACCCCTTCTCGATACGCACTTGTTTAAGCGCCTCCGGGAAAGTAGACATATTTCCTATTAAGAGTTCACTCATGTTATCGCCTCCGCAACTTAATGTTATCATAAATGCTATGCTATTTCAAGATGAAGATCAAAAAAACATCCACAACATTTCAATTTTGTTATTGACAAAGCAACTAACGGGTGTTATCGTATAAGCAACAGAAAGGAGGGAATGTGTTGTCTAAAAGAAGCTTGGTACATAAGCCATACCAAAAACTAAAAGGGTTTTTTTGCGAAAAAGGGCTTACTTATGGTCATGTAGGGTGTCTACTTGGAGTTACCGCCACCACGATCTCACAAAAAATGAATGGGTACTCGGATTTCTATTTAAGTGAATTTCAAAAAATTAAAGACACTTATGGAGCAACCAATGATTTATTTTTACCGTAAAAGTTGTTTATAAGCAACAAAATAACATTTTTATTATTTGTTTATTAATAAGCAACAGGGAGGTAAATTTAATGAACGAACTGAAAATTTTTGAAAATCAGGATTTTGGAAGCATCAGAACGCTTGAGGAAGATGGCAAGATTTTATTTTGTGGAAGAGATGTTGCCGCGGCGCTGGGATACAAGGACACCACCAATGCTATGAAGCAGCATTGTCGTGGGGTGGTGAAACGCCACCTCACCGATTCACTTGGACGAGATCAAGAAACGAATTTTATCCCAGAGGGCGACCTCTACCGGTTGGCGGCCAAGAGTGAACTCGATGGCGCTGACAAATTTGAGCGATGGATCTTTGATGAAGTGCTTCCGTCCATCCGCAAACACGGCGCATATCTCACCCCGGAAAAGATCGAAGAAGTCTTACTCAACCCGGACACGATCATCAGGCTGGCAACCGACCTGAAGGAAGAACGGAACAGACGCATCGAGTTGGAAAACGTCGCCGCGCAGCAAAGGCAGCTCTTGGCAGAGTTCAGCCCGAAGGCAAGCTACTATGATGTCGTCCTGCAAACTCAAGACGTCCTTTCCGCTACGCAGGTTGCCAAAGATTATGGCAAGAGTGCTCAATGGCTCAATGATTACCTGCACGAAAAAGGCATCCAGTACAAACAAGGCGGCGTTTGGCTTTTATATCAAAAATACGCAGAGCAGGGATACACGAAATCGAGAACAAATACATTCAGTGGAAGCGACGGGATGCAACATAGCAACATTCACACCTATTGGACGCAAAAGGGTCGGCTGTTTATTTATGATCTGCTTAAAAGCGATGGAATACTGCCTACTATGGAACGACAGGACAAAGCTGGAAAAAGGGAGGTTTCGATATGCTTAACCTAGCTGTTCCAAAGCCCGTTGAGGACAAGCTGGAGGCCCTGTGCGCACTGGTAGAGAAACACCCGGATTACCTTCCCTTACCAGAGGTCGCCGCCTTTCTGGGCGCAAACGCGGAGGGCCTGCGGGCAAGCATTGAGCAGGGAAGAGCCCCATTTGGAATTTCGTGGCAGAAGACGGCTAGGGGAAACAAGGCGTTTAAGATTCCGTCTACACGGTTTTTCCTGTGGTATACGGGACTGAATCCATTTGACAGGAGAGAAGAAAATGACAGATAAAAAAGAAGCGTCCGCCAGTGTAGCAGCACCGACAGACGCAGACCCTAAAGATCAATTACATAGTACCACGTCGGGGGCCGAGATTCAAGCCCTTTGCGGGAAAATATCGGACGAACTGTTCGACGAAGTGCGCTTTCCGCTGAGAATGGCAATGGTAGCGGTCAATGACAATGGCAACGAATATTTTAAGTTCGAAGACCTCGACACCAGCACGGACATCGGCCTTGTGCTTTACGGCTTCAAATACGCAGAGGTTCGGAATAATACTGCGATGATGAACATTAACAACGCGCTAGAAGCATTGGAAAAGATCATAGAACGGTTGGACCAGATCGGAGGCCGTGTGGGTGAAAGTTGATGTTTCCCGCTATCCCGAATACTGCAAAGAGCAAGGCTCAGAATCGAATACCCGAGTCGTCCAGGCGCTGGCGATCTATGCGGCGCTACCGGATAAACCGGATGTACGGCCACGGGCTGAACAAGAGGCCGATATACTTCGGAGGATAGCAAAAATGAAGGAGTGCGATCTAAAAATTTTTTTGGAGTGCGCCAACTTCCTATTTAACGATCAGAAGGCAGGGGAATCATCGGCCAATTTGGATAAGGCCATAGCGGGAGGTGGACGGCGTGGCGACATGTGAAGACTACGCGACCGCCTACCGCGAGGCGATCACTGAACTGACGGAACGTATCCAAGGGGCGGAAGCCCTCAAGCGGCTGTACAATCTTGCGCAATATCTCTGGGAACGGGAGGCAGCCATCCGGGAGCTCATCTGCCGTTCCCCGGATCAGGACGAGGCGGCGATCAGACTTTGCGATTTTGCGGAGAAGATCGTCCGGAGCAGAAAGGGGGCCATAGCGCCATGAGTGAAAAAGCTACCGAAAACCGCCTTGCGTTTTCGGATTTGGACGAACAGGAAACCGCTTTCTTGGAAAGAATTCGTGAGCCGCGACAAGCCGCCCGTGAGGGACGCGTGATCGAGGTGTTCGCAGACCTTACCGCGCGATCTGGCCCCGATGAAATCCGCATGGTGGCGGAACGGGCATTGAAGCAGGCGGAGCGGGAGTACCGGAATCTCAATTCTGAACAGTCCTGCCCTGAGAGCCGGGAGTTCGTCGCGTTTATCTCGCTGGTCTTTAACGTGATGGCCCGAGAGTACGTCAGGGGATTGCAAGAACGGAGGATGTCCAAATGATTTCGATAAGCTGTGAGGAATTTAATAAGCTTTCTGAAACGGGCAGAATGGCGCACACTCTTGCCACAGAGTTTGAGTACATAAAGAGCTGCTTGGAGAGGGGCGATTATGATCGGCTGTTTTGCTTTGGAAACCTGTCGCTTTACGGATACACCAACGCGGAGGTTTATGGGCTGTGTCACGACTACATCCCGGAGGACAGACGATACGACATTCTGCTGCGCATCTATACACATGCAAGGAGTTTCGACGGTGCAAGGGGGCACTTGAAAGAGATAAAAAAATACAGGCCCGAAGGATACGACAAAGAGCTGCTGCCATTGGCGGATAAAAGTGGACGCATCACGGTCTATCGGGGCGTGTTTGTTCACGATGGAGAAAAACTGCGGCCACCGCGTCTGTCTGTTTCGTGGACGGTCAACCCGTCTGTTGCACATTGGTTCGCCAGCCGGTTTCCCGGAGAAAATGAACGGCGCGTATACCAAGGGACCGTGCACCTGAAAGATGTGATCGCTTACATAAACGACAGAAGCGAGGAAGAAGTAATTCTGTGCGGAGGCATACGGAATATCGGTGAAATCCCTGTAGACGAGCAGAAGGGCGCGCAATGGCGCGAAAACGTGCGACACAAGGGGGGATTCGGGTAGGCCGGGCGGACCGCTTAGAGCGGCTTGCAAGCCCGCGAGAATCGAAAGTATCCGCATGGAAGTACCCGGCTAAGAAAAGGAGTGAAATACTGTGTATAGTGATGACATTATCAGACGGCTGTCGAAAGCCGAGCACGACAGAGATCGGTATAAGCGAAGAATCGATGAGCTTCAAGATTGGCTGAGCATTGCCAGAGACAACGCCGTGCGATGCGGAGAGTGCCAGTGCTTTGCATCTTCCACGGGTGACATCGGTTGCTGTTCAGACTTGGGAATCATGGTGCGCGAAAAACAAACCTGTTTTATGGGAGAGAAAAAGGCCCGATTTGAGGGGTGAAAAAATGCCCGACAAAAAAAGTTTCATTTTTTACGACGACTGGGGGCTGTCTTTTGCGCTGTTGTCTCCCGAGGATCAATCGCGGCTTCTGATGGCAATATTAGAATACCACCGTACCGGTACGGTGTCCGATCTGGACGGAGGGGCCGCGATGGCGTTTAGCTTTATCCGAGCCCAGATTGATCGTGACAGTGAGCGGTATATCAGAAGATGTGAGAGAAATCGCCAAAACGGGGCAAAAGGTGGCAGACCCAAAAAAACGGATGGAATTCCAGAAAACCCACCGAAACCCAAAAAAAGCGAACGGTTAAAAGAAAAACCCAAAAAACCCGATACTGATACTGATGATGATAATGAAGATGATACTGATGATGATAATGATAATGATATAAAAGAGATAACGGTCGGAGCAACCGCTCCGACTCGCCCTACCTTTATCACGTTGCCGCTAAAATCCAATGAAGAATATGCCGTTTCCGAAGTGGATACTCAGGAATGGGGGCGCCTATACCCGGCGGTTGATGTGGGGCAGGAATTACGAAAAATGCGTGGCTGGCTGGAAGCGAATCCCGCCCGCCGTAAAACGCAGCGTGGAATTCGTCGGTTCATCAACAGTTGGCTTTCGGGAGAACAGGATAAACGGCAATCCTCGGGGGATAACGGGATCAGCGGTATGAAGTTTGCAAACTAGGAGGAAATATGAACGAATTCGAGTTTGCGAGGGCATTTTTACAGCCCTACAAAATCAAAGGGGACGAGATTGTCCCCCGTCTTTGCCCGATTTGCCGTGGTGGGGATCACCAAGACAAGGAGACCTTCGCGCTGAACTTCAAGGATCATGTGTATAAATGCCTGAGGGGTTCTTGCAACGCTCAGGGGCATTTTGCCCAACTCTGTAAGCAGTTCGGCGTCGAGGCCGACCGGGACCAGTTTAGTGCACCAGTCGTCAGAAAAAGTTACAGAAAACCGGAGAACAAGGCCGAACCTCCGACAAATCAGGTTAAAGAGTATCTTCACCTTCGCGGCTTGACGGATGAGACGATTTCCGCCTTCGGCGTGGGGTCCAGCGAAGGAAACATTATGTTTCCGTATTACAGAACGCCGGAGGACGCGGAAAATCGGGAGGCAACCTTTGTCAAGTACCGTGCCCCAAGGAAGATTCCCAAGGGAGAGCGCAAGATGTGGCGGGAGGCAGACACGGAGCCGATCCTTTTCGGGATGCACCTGTGCGATGCGAACGATCCTGCGCTTTACATATTTGAGGGCGAATTTGACGCGATGTGCGGATATCAGGCGTCGGGCCAAAACTGCGTTTCCGTTCCCAGTGGTTGCGAGGACTTTACCTGGTTGGAAACCTGTGCGGAGTGGTTAAGCAGATTTGAGGTAGTCGGAGTGTTCGCCGACAACGACGACGCGGGAAAGAAAATGCTTTTAGAAATTTCCCGCAAGCTTGACTTCAAGGTGCTCAGACCGGAATTTTCCCTTTACTGCGGGTGCAAGGATGCAAATGAAATCCTTGTGCGGCTGGGGGCGGCCTCGGTCAAGACCATCATGGAGGTTATGCGTCCGGTAGGGGTCCAGGGGCTTCTGAATTTGGCGGACGTGCAAAACACGGATATTTCGGATATTCCCCGGGCGATGACTGGAATTAAAGCACTGGATTGCGCCACGGGTGGAATGCTGTACGGCGATCTTTCGGTTTGGACGGGGAAGCGTGGGGAAGGGAAGAGCACCCTGCTGACACAAATTCTGCTGGAAGCCGTAAATTCGGGAACAAACGTCTGTATCTATTCGGGAGAAATTCCCGCTGACCGCCTGAAATATGGGATAAACCTTCAAGCGGCAGGCAGCTCGTATGTAGCTACAAAGGATGATCAAAAAACAGGCCGGACGGTTAGTTTCGTGCCGAGAGATCAGCTGGAGAAAATACAGCAATGGTACAACGGGAAAATTTGGGTATATGATAACAAAATCGTTCAAACGGACGAAACAGAAGAAATCCTGAAAATTTTTGCTTTGGCGTATAAGCGATACGACTGTAAGGTTTTCGTGGTGGATAACCTCATGACTGTTAACAGTACGGCGAAGGACCGAGACGTGATGCAGATGCAGGCTGATTTTACGATCAAACTGCGAAAGCTCGCCGACAAACTGGGGATACATATTCATTTGGTTGTGCATCCACGTAAAACAGAGGGCGTTATCAAGGACAGCGACAGCGTTTCGGGTCTCGGTACAATCACCAACATTGCTTGCAATGTGTTCAGCGTTCATCGGTGTACCGAAGAAGAGCAGTTGAAAATAGACTGTGACAGCACCGTATCCTGTTTAAAAAACCGAGCATATGGGGAGCTGGTGAACGTGCGGTTGAATTACAATCCTTATTCGAAACGGTTTACAGAGGTCGGAGGGCAGGAGACGCAGTACGGATGGATTTATGAACGAATCTTTGAAACGGAAAGGAGTGCGCCGCAATTTTGACAGAACGGGAATTGTCCCTAAAGGAAATCTTGGAATTGGAGCCGGAAATAAATCGGATCATCGACCGGGCCGTGTCGTCGGTGGATTCCTACCCGTCGGTTTGGCACGCTTACGCCGCATGCAAACGGAAATTGTCAGAGCTTGTGGGGTGGGAAGCGGCCAATGAAAAACTGTGTACCAGCAGGGCTTATGAGCGGGCAATTCGGTATTTATGTGTCAGGCTGAAAATTTGATGACGGATAACTTGCAAAATGTGAGGATATCTTGTATAATGGAGGTGTAGAGATACGGTCAAGAATGGGTGGGTCGTCTGCCCGAAATGCGGGCGCAAACTTTTCCCTGTCTTCCCTGACACCGTGATAAAGCACCTGATTTATCAATGCCGACACTGCAAAGAGAAATTTGAAGTAAATACATAGAGCCACGAGCCTTTGAGCCATGAGCCGATAATCTCCGAAAGGGGGTTGTCGGCTCTTTTTATTTTATCCGGGAGAAAAACATGAACGAAAAAGAGCTGGAAGCCCTGCGGGACGAGTACCTGTCAGCGGCAGAGCCAATCAGACGGCGCATAGAGGACTTGCAAGCCCGCCTACGGCATGCCAGAGGAGACGAGAGGGAACAACTCGCAGACAGGATAGAGGCCCTTAACGGAAGCCTCAGGACGCTTGCGGAAGTCGCGTGCATGGTGCAGGACAGCTTAGACGGGCACACGAAGATATGATATTTGTCGCAAAGGGCGCACGAGCCCGGAGCGGTGTTAAGCGACCGCGCGAAGAAACCACCCCACTATCCGGGGACCGGAAGTACTCGCGGGATTTATGGGTAACCTTGCGCCGGGTGGGTGTAGGCGCTGACACGCTGGAAAGACAGCGGCATGCGCTGCCGTAGCTCAATTGGTAGAGCATCCGCTTTGTAAGCGGCCGGTTGTGAGTTCGAGTCTCAAAGGCAGCTCCACACGAAGAGGGGGACCAGAATCGGGAGTCCGCTCCCGTTGCAAGCGATACGGTTTGTGGGATGGCGTGGTATCAGAACCCCCTTCAACACTCCGGATGGGACGGGGCGTACATCCAGAGTACGACAATCTCTGGACACAGCTGGGTCGCACCCATCCGTGAAAGCCGGACGGAATACAGACCGATAGCAACTGTGACACGACGGAGAGCGACGCCGGATAGCCCATAACGAGAGGGTGCGGGGCCGGGAAACCGCCCGCTGACAGCCGGGAAAGACCGGCAATATGCGGGGAACAGTAGCCCAGCGGCGTAAATGAGCGCGGTAGCGTTTACGTCGTGCCGTGGTTCGTACCCACGGCCCCGCTCCAGTATCCCGGAAGCCGCAAGAATGTCTCTGCAAATAAAATGCGGCAAAACCAAGGCCGAGCGAATGCAGAGTAAGCAAGGCCGCCAGCAGGTTACGGGTTTGAGCTGGCAACATGGGAAGGTAGCTTAACAGGAAAAAGCGCTTAACGGTATTCCAGGTAGTGTTGCGGGTTCGATTCCCGCCCTTCTCACCACGGGCCCAGGCTGAATCGGGCACAGAATGGCAACCTTTTCGGAGACAACGCAAAGCAGTCAATCGAGCCTTGTCTGCGGCTCGTAAAAAATAGCAGACCCAGCCGCCGATCTAGCGGACTGTCCGGCGTATACCGGCTTATGGCAGCTCGGCCCCGGCGAGGCAACCGGGGACTAATATCTTTATCAGGAAATACAAATAATTCGCGGCCGAAAAACGGCCATGAAAATCCTCTAAACCGGCTTGTATGGCTGGTTTAGGGGTGGCCGAAAACTTGAACTATAGAGAAAAGCTCGGTGGTTCGTTATGAAAGCAAAGACTTGGCGGAACCTGCCCGCAACGCGGATACGCGCAACGGACAGAAGCCGCGCCCGCGTTTCATTCGCGGGGCTTTCACCAAGAAGGGGGGAACCCTTGAACCACGGAAAATGTCACGGTTAAAATTCAGTCATGGAACCGATGAACAGAAAGAAGGTGATTTTGTGGCAGAAAAAAAGAATAGCTCGAAATCGCCTGATAATCCAGGGAGCAGGGATAAAGCAGGGCGGTTCAGGAAGGGGGAGAGCGGGAATCCAAACGGGAGGCCGAAAATCCCTTCGGAGGTCAAAGAGATGTTTAAGGCGGCGACGACGGACGCCGCAAAACTGCTGATCGAAACCATGAACGATTCGGGGGCGGACATCAAACTTCGGATAGACTGCGCGGAAAAGATCATCGAGCGGGTATATGGAAAGCCTACACAGCCGATTGACGGCGACATGATCGCAAAGATCGAGATCAAGCTGCCGGAAGGGGCGGAGGAGTATGCCGGTTAAGATCGACCTGTCGACGATGAGCGACCGGCAAAAGGCTTTTTTCAGGGCGAGGACGCGGTTTATTGCATACGGAGGGGCGAGGGGCGGCGGAAAGAGCTGGGCGGTGCGCAAAAAGGCGGCCCTGCTCGGACTGCGGTATCCGGGAATTCGGATGCTGCTATTGCGCCGGACTTTCCCCGAGCTGCGGGAAAACCACATCCTGCCGCTTATGGCGGAGCTTAACGGAATCGCGTCCTACAAGGAGACGGACAAATCCTTTCTGTTCCCAAACGGTTCCCGGCTGCGGCTGGGCTACTGCGACAACGACGCCGACGTGCTCCAATACCAGGGACAGGAGTTCGACATAATCTTTATCGACGAGGCGACCCAGTTCACCCGGTATAAGTACGACGTGCTTACCGCGTGCCTGCGCGGGGCCAACGATTTCCCCAAGCGGTTCTACCTCACCTGCAACCCCGGAGGCGTGGGACATGAGTGGGTCAAGCGGCTTTTTATCACCAAGCGGTATGAGCGCGGGGAGAACCCGGCGGATTACACCTTCATCCCGGCGCGGGTCTACGACAACAGGGCGCTTGTGACGCGGGACCCCGGCTACGTCGGGATGCTGGAAAACCTCCCGGAGGATTTGCGGCGGGCGTGGCTGGACGGGGATTGGAACGTCTTCGTCGGGCAGTACTTCACCGAGTGGCGGGAGGATATCCACGTGGTGGAGCCGTTCCCCATCCCGGAGGGGTGGCGGCGGTACTTCGCAATGGATTACGGTCTGGACATGCTGGCGGGCTACTGGATTGCGGTGGACGGGCGGGGCAGGGCGTATGTCTACCGAGAGGTGTTTAAACCCGGCTTGGTGATCTCCGACGCGGCGAAGGAGATTCGGCGGCTTACGGTGGAGCCGGTCTACAGCTACATCGCGCCGCCCGACCTTTGGAACCGGCGGCAGGACACCGGAAAAAGCGTGGCGGAAATCTTCGCGGAGCAGGGAATCCCGCTTGTGAGGGCGCGTAACGACCGCGTGGCCGGGTGGCTGGACATGAAGGAGTGGCTGAAGCCGGTCACGGATGAAACCGGGGAGATGTCTGCGGGTCTGCGGGTGTTCCGAAGCTGTCCGCACCTCATTGAGAGCATCCCGGCGCTCCAGTTCGACGAGAAGAATCCATCCGACTGCGCGGCGGAGCCGCACGAGTTCACCCACGGACCGGACGCAATCCGCTATTTCCTCGCGGGCAGGCCCGCCCCGGCCGTGTCGCCGAGAGAGAGGGACGAGGACGACCCGGGGGAATATGAGGACCAGGTAAACGACTTCTTACGGTTTGGAGGATAAGCGCATGTTTGAGTATGCAAGGCTGCGGGCGGAGGTTCGGCGGCTGCGGGAGGAAAACGACGAGCTGCGCCGCGCGGTGCGGCAGGCGGAAAACCGGAACCGGCAGTGGGACAACCTGCTGAGTTATACGGGGAAGCCGCAGGAGGAGATTGCAGATGACGATTAAAACGTCGCCCGCCGACGTGTGGGGGGAGTATGAACAGGGGGTTGGATACAACCAATCGGACCCGGTGAACCTCTATGAGACGGTGAAGCAGAACGAAAACTTCTTCATCGGCAGGCAGTGGGAGGGGGTCGCGGCCCCCGAGCTCGACAAGCCGGTACTCAACATCCTCAAACGGGTGGTCAACTACTTCATCAGCACCATTGTTTCGGACGACGTGGCCGCACAGGTGAGCCTTTTCTCGGGTGAACCGGATGAGGAAACGGACCGGCTTCTTAAAGCGGTTTCCGCAGAGTTCGACGCGGTGATCGAGCGGTGCGGAATCAAGAGCCGCAACCGCTCCTGCCTGCGCAACGCCGCCGTGGACGGAGACGCGTGCCTGCACCTCTGGTTCGACGCCTCAGACACGCAGGGAGGGACCATTACCGGAAACATCGAGGCGGAGGAATTGGACAACACCAACGTGCTCTTCGGCAACCCGCAGATGTGGGAGGTGCAGAAACAGCCCTATCTTCTGCTGGTGATGCGCAAGTCGGTGGAATCGGTGCGCGAGGAAGCCCGTGAGAACGGCAGGCCGCAGAGCGAGATTGAAAGCATCACGGCGGACGACGACCCGAACGGCATCAACCGCGAGCGGGAAACGGGGAAGGTCACCGAGCTGCTCAAATACTGGAAGCAGGGCGGAACCGTCTGGTGTGAGAAGGTGACGCAGAACGCGGTGGTCAAGCCCCCGGTGAACCTCGGGTATAAGCTCTACCCGGTGGCGTGGATGAGCTGGGACCGGGTGAAAAACTCCTATCACGGGCAGAGCTGCATTACGGGGCTCATCCCCAACCAGATTTTCATCAACAAGCTCTTCGCAATGTGCATGGAGCATGTGAAAAGGATGGCGTTCCCGAAGATCGCCTACAACGCCGCGCTGCTGCCGCGCGGGTGGAGCAATCGGGTGGGCGAGGCGATTCCGGTTCAGGGCGAGCCGGGGCAGAACATCGCAGAGGTCGTGGGCGGCGCGGATATGAGTAACCAGGTGATCGGCCTCATTGAGAAGATCATCGACTACACCCGCGATACGATGGGCGCTTCCGACGCCGCACTGGGCAACGTCAGACCGGACAACACCTCCGCGATCATCGCGGTGCAGAAGGCGAGCGAATCGCCCCTGACGCTTCAGAGGATGGATTTCTACCAGTTCGTTGAGGACTATATCCGTATCATGATGGACATGATGCGCGTGGACTATGGGGCGCGGATGGCGGGCGTCCCGGACGACAGCGGCCAGACGGTCCCCGGAATGATCGACTTTTCGGCGCTGGAGGGGCTGGCGGTCAAGCTCAATGTGGACGTTGGCGCTTCGGCCTACTGGTCGGAGGTCATGCAGGTGCAGACCAATGACAACCTCTTTGATCGGCAGATTCTCACCGACCCGGTGACCTACCTCGAAAACATCCCTGACGGGTACGTGCGCAACAAACAGCGGCTGATCTCGCAGCTGCGGGAGCAGACGGACATGCGGGGACAGATGGAGCAGATGCAGGCGGTCATTTCTGACCTGCAAGCCCAGCTGCAAGCCACAATGGAGGGGGGTGCGGCAAATGGCGGAGTTGTGCCCGGTATGCCATATCCAAACGCGTTCTGAGACGGACGCGGCGGGGAATCCCGTGCAGTACTGCCGGAACCCGCAGTGCCCGAGATACCGCCCGGTGAAGCCGGTAAAGGAAGAAGACACGCAGACGATCGCCCAACCATAGGCGAAAGGAGATAAACATGGATTACGAAGAGAACACCGCGCCGGAGGAAACCAATCCGGCGGAAACCGATGATTATGACCTCTTTGGAGAGGAAGCCCCGGAGGCGGAGGAAGCCCAACCACAGGCCGAGCCCGCCGAACGGCAGGAGGAACCCGCAGAGGCGGAACAGGTATTCAAGATCAAGTACAACGGCCAGGAGCAGGAACTTCCGGTTTCCCAGCTCGTGACGCTGGCCCAGAAGGGCATGAACTACGACCATGTGTACGGGGAGCTAAACCAGCTTCGCGGCGCGCGGGAGTTCTCGGTGCTCGACCGGCTGGCGGCCCAAAACAGCATGACCCGCGAACAGTATGTGCGGGCGCTCGAACAGCAGATGCAGGAATCCAGGGTGCAGGAACAGACCGCCAAAGGCATCCCGGAGGATGTCGCGCGGAGGCTTATTACCCTCGAACAGGAGCGAAACCAGCGATTGGAGAGGGAACGGCAGATGCAGGCGGAAGCCGTGCGCCAGAGGCAGTTCACGGAGCTTGCGAGGGAATATCCCGGAATCAAGGAATTCCCGCAGGAGGTCATTGAGGCGATTGCAAGGGGGGAGACCCCGCTTAACGCCTATCGCGCGTGGGACCTCAAACAGATGCGGCAGAAGCTCGAAACCTATGAAAAGAACGCGGAGGTCAAGGCGAAAACGCCCGGAAGCGCGTCCGGGGAACTCCCGCAGGAGGACCCGGACGGGTTTATGGACGGCTTCAACGAAGGGCTCCGTGGATAACGGAAAGGATGAAACAGAATGGCAATCAACCTCCATGATAAATACGCAAAGAAGATCGCGACCGCCTTTGTGCGGGAATCGCTCATCGATGGGAAGCTCAACAACGAGTACAGCTTTTCCGGCGTCAAGACGGTGAAGATCAGCACCCCGATCACCGTGCCTCTGGGCGACTACAAGCGCACCGGCTCCAACCGCTACGGAGAGCCGGAAGAGATTCAGGACATCGTGCAGGAGCTCACCATGACGCAGGACAAGTCCTTCACGGCCACGGTGGACAAGGGCAACAACATGGACCAGAACGGCATCAAGGCTGCCGGGAAGATGCTGGCGCTCGAGCTTAAGGAACGGGTGGTCCCGGAAAAGGACAAGTACACCTTCGCGCGGCTGGCCCAGCTCGCGGGCAGGGTGGTCGGAAACTCCACGAAGCTCGCCAAGAATACGGTGATCGAGCGGATTTCCCTCGGCACCCTCCAGATGGACGACGACGAGGTTCCCGCCGAGGGCCGCACCCTCTATGTCTCCAACAGCACTTACCTGTATTTGAAACACTCGGAGGAATTCCTCGGCGTCGACAAGCTGGGCGAAAAGGCCCTTGCGAAAGGGCAGGTCGGGGAGTACGACAACATGAAGGTCGTGAAGGTCCCCAAGAACAGGTGGCCCGCGAACGTCAACTTCATGATCGTCTATAAGAACGCCGCGACCGCGCCTTCCAAAATCAGCGAAACCAAGCTGCACCAGGACCCGCCCGGACTTTCCGGAAACCTGCTGGAGGGGCGCTTCTACTACGACGTGTTCGTGATCGGCGCGCGGGCCAACGGCATCTATGTCGAGGTCGACACCTCTTCCGGCGCGGGCACGGTGCTTGCGGCCCCGACGATCAACGCGGCCACCGGCGCGATCACCGTCGCGTCCGGCGCGTCCTGCAAGTTTACGACCGACGGCAGCGACCCGCGCTACAGCAATTCGGCGCAGGTCGGCACGGCGGCGGGGACCGGAACCGGCAAGGTGGTCAAGGCATACGCCTACAAGGATGATTCGTATCCGTCCCCTGTGGCGGAGGCGGTCCTTACAGCTTAATCACACGCGCACCGGCAAACCAACGGGGCGGGGAGGCTCTGCTTTCCCGTCCCGTTTTTAGGAGGGATGGACATGAAAGCGGGGGAGATTTTGGACGCGGCGCTGGCGCTGATGTTTGAGACGCGGCAGTCGGCGGCGGATTATGTGGAGTTCGCGCCCAGAACCCTGAACATGCTGCTGCCCGAGACGCTGGGCATCAACAACCGGCTTCGCGGGCTGGCGGGCAAGAAACCGCTGGAAGCGGCCCCGGCGGTGTCGTCGCTTGACGATGAAATCCCCTATGAGGAACCGCTCTGCCGCGCCGCGCTTCCGTGGGGGCTGGCCGCTTGGCTGCTGATGGGCGACGAGGAGGGCCGCGCGCCCGACTACATGGTCATGTATACACGGGCGGTCAACGAGGTTATGAAGCTCGCGCCCGAACAGGTGGAGGACGTGTACGGATGAAAGCGCCCGCGTTGTCGGGGAATTCCCCGAAGGTCAACACGACGACCTATAACAAGTTCCGGGGTGTGGATTTTTCCACCGACCCCTCACAGATCGACAAAAGCAGGTCCCCGTGGGCCCCGAACCTTGTTTCGGACACGGGCGGGAACCCCGAGAAGCGTCCCGGATGGCGCACCCTCTTTACGGTGGACGGGCCGGTAAACGGGATGTTCTACGGGGTGGTGAGCCTCGGGGACGGGAAGGGGGATGAGGGCGTTTTTCTCCTGCACGCGGGAACGGGGATTTATCGCTGGACGCCGGACGGAGACCCCGAACCGCTGCGGGAGGGGGTCCACAACGCGCGTTCCGCCTTCTTTGGGATGAACGGGCGGATTTGGATACTCACTGGGGCGGAATACCTCGTATACGGGCTTTTTGACAACCCGGATTATGAAAAGCCCGCCGAGGGGGAGACGACCGACATCCCGGAAAAGACGATGCAGCTCAAAGACGTAGAGGAAATCGCATACGTTCCCACGACGATCATTGCCCGCGCTCCCACGGGAGGCGGGACGGTGCTCGAAAGCGTGAACCTGTTGGGTAAGAAGCGGAAAAACAAGTTCCTCACGACCACGGATAAGACCTACAAGCTCGATTCGGACAAGATCGAGAGCGTCGACAAGGTGGTTCTCAACGACGCGGAAAAGGCGGAGGGAACCGATTACACGGTGGACCTTGAGGCGGGCAAGATCACCTTCAAGGCAACGATGCCCTCCCCGCCCAGCGTGGGGGTGGACAACCTCGAGGTGACCTTCTCCAAGGCGGTGGAGGGGTATTCCGACCGCATCAGGAAATGCAGCATCGCGTCCCTTTACGGCTCGGGCACGAGCGACCGGGTATTCGTCACCGGAAACCCCGACTACCGCAACCAGGACTGGCATAGCGGGCTATCCGACCCCTCCTACTTCCCCGACCTGAGCTATTCCAAGGTGGGGGCGGAGGGTACCCGCATCATGGGGTACCTCCAAATGGGGGAGAACCAGGCGGTCGTCAAGGAGCCCAACGAACAGGACAGCACCGTCTTTTTGCGCTCCGCACAGGTGAGCGGGACGGGCGAAACCCTCTTCCCGCTGCGGCAGGGGGTTGCGGGCGTGGGGGCGGTCGCTCCCGGCGCGGTGAAGAACTTCCGGGATGAACCGCTCTTCCTCTCCCGTACCGGCATCCAGTCGCTGGCGACCAACGCGATCACCTACGAGCGCACGATTCAGAACCGCAGCTACTATGTGGACGCGAGGCTTACCAAGGAACCGGGGCTGGAAAAAGCCGTTTCGGTCGAGTGGGACGGGTATTACCTGCTCTGCGTCAACGGACACGGTTACCTGCTCGACGGGCGGCAGAACAAGACCTACAAGCCGCAGAGCTACGGCGAATACGTCTATGAGTGCTACTACTGGGAGAATGTCCCCGCCGTCTGCTTATTGGAAAAGGAGGGGACGCTCTATTTCGGGACGGAGGACGGTCGGGTCTGCCGGTTCAACACCGACCGGGAGAAGATGGAACGGTACAGCGACGACGGAAATCCGATTGTTGCGGAGTGGGCCACCCGCGCGGACGACGACGGGGATTTCATGATTCGCAAGACGATGCTCAAAAAGGGCAGCGGCGTCATGATCAAGCCCTACACCCGTAGCTCGGTGAAGGTGCTGCTGCGTACCGACAAGGATTGTGTGGGACGCCTCGTGAAGGAATCCCCCATGGACATTTGGGACTGGGAGGACATCGACTTTAACCGCATCGGGTTTAACTCCAACGACGCGCCGCAGGTGGTCCCCTTCCGGCATAAGGAAAAGAAGTATATCACGCTCCAGATCATCGTGCGCAACGACGCGGTGAACGAGGGATTCGGCGTGTTCGGAATCATCAAACGCTGGACGACCGGGGCAAATCTCAAATATGTCAAGTGAGGTGACGGGATGCTGACGGATAAACGGGTCACGGAGGCCCAGATGAATGAAAACGGTGTGTGCGCGGCCCCCGACAGGCTGACGGGCACGGCGGCGGAAAACAAAGCGGTATTCGACCGGCTGATTCGGGAAATCGTGGCGGGCTGCCTGAATCCGGTGATCGACGAGCTTTCCTCGACGGCCGGGGCGGCGGCGGTCGGCGCGGCGGTGGGAAGCATGGCGGGGGACAACGTGCAGACGCTTCTTTCCGCGCTCAAGGCCCTCGTGGATGACCGTTACACCAAGGCGGAGGCGGATTCCCTGCTCGGAACGAACACGAATACCCTGCTCGCCAACGTGACGCTGGACGACGCGGGGGTGTGGACCTTCACCCGCAAGGACGGGACGACGGTCGTCTACGACACCAAGCTGGAAAAAATCGCGGTGAACTTTTCCCTCGACGGGGATTTCCTCGTGCTGCACCATGACGACGGCACCGAGGACCGCGTGAGTATCGCGGCGTTCCGCGATCACCACCAGTTTGCGGATTCCGATACGATTTCATGGAGCTGGACGGGGGAGGAAAACAACCGGACGTTTACGGCTTCGGTGCGGGCGAACAGCATCACGCTGGATATGCTCGCGCTCGACGCGGTGAAAAAGATTGAGGCGGACGTAGCCGCGAGCGGACAGAGCGCGGCGGCGGCGCAGGACGCGAAAACGCAGGCGCAGACGGCGGCGGGGCAGGCGGGCGCATATAAAGCGGACGCCGAAGCCGCGCGGACCGCCGCGCAGGCGAGCGCAAAGACCTCGGAGAGCTACGCCAGGGGCGGCACGGGAACCCGGACGGGTGAGGACAGCGACAACGCGAAGTACTACAACACACAGGCGCAGGCGGCGAGGACAGCGGCGGAAACCGCGAGGGGCAGCGCAGAGAACGCGGCGCAGACGGCGGCGGGGGAGGCGGACAGGGCCAAGGGCGAAGCGGACCGGGCGGCAGAGATCGTGGGAGGGGACTATGCCACAAGGACGGAGCTTGCCGCGCATACAGGTGACACGCAGAATCCCCACGGCGTCACGGCGGCGCAGGTGGGCGCGCGCCCGAACACATGGATGCCGACGGCGGCGCAGGTAGGTGCGAGAGCTAATACATGGGTGCCAACGGCAGACGAAGTAACGGAAACGAGCACCCGGAAGTTTGTCAGCCCTGCGGAGAAAGAGAAATGGGACAACCCGACGACCGCCGCGTTCTATACCGTATCCCTCCCGGCCTCCGGGTGGACGGGCGCAGGTCCCTACGTGCAGGCGGTATCCGTGGAGGGCATCCTTTCAACCGACAGGCCCATCTTCGGGGCGGTGTACTCGGGGACGAACGAGGAGAAGGTCGAGCAATCGATCATGGCGGGATTTGTGGACGAGTGCGAGACGGCGGCGGGGAGCGTGACCTTCCGGTGCTATCTCGTAAAACCCGAGGTTGACCTGACGATGCAGTTAGAGGTGATCAGGTAATGGCATACGGTTTCCCGCGAAACCTGGAATCCCGGTATAACGTACTCACGGTGCCGAACTACGTGAAGGACCTCGTGGTGGCGGCCTCGCCGGGGACAATCCACGCGGCGTACACGGCCCCGCCCGGTGTGGAGGCGTGGACGGTCTTCCGCCCCTCGTCGGAGGGCGTGCCGCAAACCCCCTTTAAAGGGAAACGGGTGGTGACGCCGCTTGCGGAGGACGCGGAAACGACCGTCGCGGTAAGCCTCACCGAGGGCGTGGTAAACGGTACCGAGTATGTCGTGCGGGTGTTCATCCGGGGGGAACTGGGGTTTCAGACGAGGGTTGGGGGCGCGGTGGCGAGGGTGACGCCGAGGGCGGGACAGCCGATATCCGCGCTTCCGGTCGGAACCATCGTCAAGCTGATTGAGGGCGGAACACCAACCGACTACATCATAGTCCATCAGGGATTGCCGTCGGGCATATACGATGTATCTTGTGACGGGACGTGGCTGCTGCGTAAGGACATTTACGAGATGCGCCAGTGGCACAGCTCCAATGTCAACGACTACGCAAACAGTACGCTCGAGGCGTATCTGGGCAGCACGTTCTTAGCCCGTTTCGAGAGCTCTATCCAGGTTGCGATCAAGAAGGTGAAAATCCCGTACAGGCCCGGAAGTGGAACCAGCGGAACCGTCAACAGCGGAGCCAATGGACTGAGCTGCAAGGTGTTCCCGTTGTCCGGTTACGAAGTCGGCTGGACAACTTCCACCGATAGCTATTTTCCCGTTGATGGTGCAAAACTGTCCTACTTTGAGAATGGAAATGGGACCTCTGCTAAGAACAAACGTATTTCCAAGCTAAATGGCTCTACTGAAGATTGGGGGCTTCGTTCTCCACACCGCAACTCCTCCAACATGTTCTGGATCGTCCAATACGACGGCGCCAACCAATACACCAGAAGCGACCTGTCTTGCGGCGTCCGTCCCGCATGCGTCGTATCTCCGGACATGCTCTTCCACACCACACCCAACGCGGACGGCTCCTACAGCCCAATACTGTGAGGTGACACGATGGCAAGCTACAACATTCTAACCCTCTCCGAGCCGGTGACGGACTTCGTTGCCACGACCTCCCCGGCGACGATCAACCTGCAATGCGGGCTTATGGAGGACGCGCTGCGCAAGAAGGTATATGCGGTCTATAAGGCCGGGGGGATGCCGGAGCATCCGTATGACGGGGTGCGGGTGGAGATGGAGGTTATGCTGGGATTCCCGCTGTCTGAACTGGATGTGGGCGCAAAGATAGCCGCGCCGATGAAGGACGGGTCAAAGCAGATACGGGTGCTGCTGCATAAGGGCAACCCCGACCCGAGCCTGTATCCCGAGAGCTGCAACGCGGGGTGGACGGCGGAAGAAGCCGTACATGAGATGCGCCAGTGGCACAGCTCCAATGTCAACGACTACGCCAACAGCACCATACATACCTGGCAGAATACTGATTATGCAGCCCTCTTTGACCCCCGTTTCCTTGCGAAAGTCGTGGAGGCAAGGGTACCCTACCGACCCGGCAGCGGGACGAGCGCAACCATAAATAGCGGCGACAACGGCCTGTTGTGCAAGTTCTTCCTGCTTGGGGGATACGAAGTCGGACTCACCACATCTACCAGTAAATATTTCCCGGTGGATGGCGCAAAACTTTCCTACTTCGAGAGCGGCACCGGCAGCTCCGCCAACAGCAAACGCCTTGCTTACTACAACGGCAGCGCCGTCAATTGGGCGCTCCGTTCCCCAAGCACCGGCGGTAAAGAGTTTATTTGGGATGTCTACTCCAACGGTTCCAGCGGAAACGGCACCGGAGATTACTGCGTCAATTCAAAAGGAGCCCGCCCCGCCTGTCTCCTTCCCCTCGATTTGCTGCTCGACTTCACGCCTAACCCGGACGGCAGCTTCAACCCGATCTTATAGGAGGTATGCGCATGGCAATTGCAAAGGCCACGATCTCGGGTCTCACCAACGACATCGAGTACGGTGTGCGGGTGTTCGTGGAAGGGGCGTATGGATACCAGACGGCGCTCGAGTGGGCCACGGCGAGGGTGACGCCGAGGGCGGGGATACCGCTGGAAGATTTGCCGTTGGAAACGAAGGTCAATTTGCCTTTCATCGACGACGGGGCATACCAAACAATCTTGATCGCAATGGACCACGCAGGGTACCCTGCGAATTCGGTGACACTGTGGGGGACCGCTGCGTATCAGCAGGTAGTGACTACATATCGGCAATTGACCTCCGCGTTGGATACCGCGCTGGGCGATTTCAGCGACCGCCTGGTCTGTGCGGATAAAATTATACCGACCACCCTGACATGGTCTACCTACGTCCCGGTCGAACAGTCGTTTCGGGCTTTCTTGCTGTCAAACACGGAGATGGCGGCAAAGTGGTCAGATACTGATCGCGTAAACGGGTCCCTTATTGACTACTTTTCCGGAACCGCTTCGGAGGCGAAGGCAAAGCGGGTAAGAGGGCAAGTGTATTATGAAAGGAATCTTGGGCTAACCGATACGTCAAATAAGTATTACAGCTATGTTATAGCCTCAGACGGCAGCGCGGTACTCAATGGCGGGCGAGCCGGGACAGACAGTATCAGTTGTTGGATTGTACCCGCGATCAATATCCCGAAATCCGCGCTGGTAAAACCTACACCAAATGCGGACGGGTCCTATGATTTGCTATGAGGAGGCGATCTCATGATCTACACGAACTCCGGCGTCACCATCCTGGCCACCCTCACCGACGCGCCCGCCGCCTACAAGGACGGCGTGACGGATACCCTCTGGCATCCCGCGATTACCCTTGTCTTTGACCATGAGGCCACCGACGCGGAGATCGCCGCCCTGCTCGCGGGAGCCTCGGTGATCTATCAGGACGACGGGACCTGCCGCACGGCATACGCCCTCGACGGGCGGCGGATACGATACCACCCCACGTCGGTGACACTGCCCTACACGGCAAAGACCACGGAGGACAGCCCCATCGGGCTACAGAGGCAAATCACCGGGCAGGAGCTGGCTCTTGCGGCGTCAGAACAGCGATACACAGCCGCCATGCTCCACGCGGCGGCGCAGGAAGGAGGCACACCATGACCTATGAAGAGATAACCGAACGGTACGGCAAAGGCTACCTGACGGACAAGCAGCTTGACGGGGCGGGAGCCGCAGAGGGTGACCCGGAGATCACCGAGAACTGCGTGACCGTAGGCTGGATTTCACAGGAGCAGGCGGACGCAATCCGGGCGGGAGCGGCAGACCCGGAGAAAGCGGACATGCAGGCGGCGATTGAGATTTACGAGGGAGGCGGTCAATGATGTATGCGGAAAGAGCTGCGGCCACGATGGCAAGATACCGGTAGACGGCGGCGACGGCCACCGACGAGGCGGCGGTAAAATCCCCCGAGCTCTTCCCCGTGTGGGAGGCTGGCGGTGTGTCCTACGCCGTGGGAGACCGGGTGAGATACGGCGATCTCCTGTACAAGTGCCTGACGGCCCACACCTCGCAGGAGAGTTGGACACCTGACACGGCCCCGAGTCTGTGGGTGCGCATCGACGACCCGGCGGTCGAGTGGCCGGAGTGGAGGCAGCCGACCGGAAGCATGGACGCATACCCCAAGGGGTCAAAAGTGTCCTATAAGGGAAAACACTACATCAGCCAGATCGACGCCAACACTGCCGAGCCGGGGACGGACGAGCGGTGGTGGAAAGAAGCAGAATAACGCAAAAATGCCGCCCTTTGGCGGCACAGGTGAAAGGAGCTGCTACATATGAAAATCAACTGGACAGTCAGAATCAAGAACCCTCTCTGGTGGGCGCAGATGGTGTGCGCCGTCGTCCTGCCCATCCTCGCTTACTTCGGCCTCGCGTGGGAGGACATGACAAGCTGGGCGTCGATCGGCGACCTGCTTGTGCGTGCGGTGCAAAATCCCGTTGTGGTGGTGTCCGTGCTCGTGAGCGTCTTCAACGCCCTGACCGACCCGACCACCTCGGGCGTGAACGACAGCAAACTTGCCATGTCGTATCAGGTACCGCACAAGGATATCCCGAACACGGGGAGGTAAGCGGATGATCAAGGTTTGCCTGGACCCAGGCCACGGTGCGGGGGACCCCGGCGCACTGCTTGGCAAGCGGTATGAGAAGGACGACGTGTTGCGGCTGGCTCTGGCGGTCAAGCCGCTGCTCGAGGCGCAGGGCGTAGGCGTGGTCATGACGCGGACTGACGACAAGACCGTCCTGCCGATTGCCGAGCGGTGCCAGATGGCGAACAGCGCGGGGTGCGCCTACTACCTGTCCCTTCACCGGGACGCGGCGGGCCCCGCCGCACACGGCATCAGCCTGTGGGTGCACAGCCGCGCGAACGACCCAACGGTGCGCAAGGCGCAGTACATCCTCGACGAGCTGCTCGCCGTCACGCCGACGCAGAATCGCGGCGTGCAGAAGGGCACTCCGCAGGACTTCGAGAACTTCGGGGTGAATGTCTACACGACGATGGCCTCGGCCCTGCTCGAGCTGGGGTTCATCACGAACGCGGACGACAACGACCGGTTCGACCGGTATTTCGACCAGTACGCCGAGGCGATCGCACGGGGGCTTTGCAAGATCGTGGGGGTCGACTACAAGGCGCAGGACAAGCCCTCAGAGGGGCCAAAGGACGAGACGATAACAATCCCGCGCAAGGACTGGAACACGCTCTGTGCGGCCTTGCAAGCCGCCGTTGACGCGCTTAGAAAAGCTGGTGAAGGTGATGGATGAAATGAGCTGTGAGAACTGCAAGAATGAGGACCGCATCCGACAGCTTGAACTTGACAGCGAGCGCAACCAGAAAACCCACAAGGAGTTTTTCGGACGGTTTGAAAAGCTCGAGCGGGAAAACGCCGTCACCGACGAGAGATACCAGCAGCTCCTTGTCACGATGAACGAGATCAAGGTGGATGTGAGGGAACTCAAGGAGAAGCCCGCCCGCAGGTGGGAGCAGGTCGTTGGCATCGTGATGCAGTGGGCGGTTCTCGGGCTGCTGGCGGCGAGCATGATTTTCAGATAGGAGTGATAAAATGGCAAACGATGATTGGCGCGACGGCGGAAACCGTCTGATCCGTCCCGGACAGGGGAGCGGCGGGGCGTCTTCCTCCTCTTCCTCGTCCGGGAGTTCCAAAGGCGGCGGGGGAAGCTCTTCCGGAAGCTCCAAGGGAGGCAGCTCGACCGCTGGAAGCTCTTCCGGCTCAAACCGGGGCTGGAATCCGGGGGATATTGTAACCGAGGGGGGAAAGGACTATATCCGTTCCTCCACGGGAATGAAGGTCCCTCTGGACAGCGACGCGGGCCGCAGGGTACAGAGCCAGTACGGCGGTTCGGGAGGCTCGAAGGGCGGCGGCATCAACAACACGCAGGTTCTAAGCGATTACATCGGCCCGAACACAGGGGGAATGGGCGCGCTGGGCGTGGACTACGGCCCGACGGGAACAATCACGAAGGGCATGAGGGCGGCAGATTACCTGAAAACCAACTACACGCCCGGAAGCGCCTACACCTCCGACCCGTGGGGCGCGGACGCGATCGCCCGAGGCAAGAACGGTATCCTGCTCACGCGGGATTACCTCGAAAAGCACCCGGACGCGGAGGTCTACTCCCTCGACTACAAGCCGCACAGCTACCGAAGCACGGTGGACGAATACGGCAACGTCTACAACCACCTGGGGCAGAAGTACGGGGAGGGCGGCGTGTGGACCTACGACGAACTTCCCGACCACGCCAAGGCAAAGCTCGACTGGAACTACGGCGTGTCTCCGGGGTACAGCTACCCCCAAAATTCCCCCGCGTACAACGACGCCTACAACTGGTACAACAGCACCTACGGCGTGGCGGCGGACGACGTGCACCCGCTTTCACAGGGGCAGAAGTCGGGCGGCGGAAGCTACTGGGCGGCGGGCGGAACGGGCGTGGGCGGACCGGAATACAGTCCCGGCCAGCTCTACTATTCCGCGCCGGACGGAAACGGTGGGTACACACAGGCTGGTGCAAGCGGCGCGGTTGGAGGCGGGGCGGCGACGGGTCTTTCGGCGCTCTCCGGGTCGAAACAGATTCCCAACACGGGCGTCTATGGCGGAGGGATAAACTACATGAAACAGTATCAGGACGCATTGGAATCCGCCGAGAACGAAAGCGCGCGGGCATACCGCAAGCAGGTTGAGGCGGCGATCGATTCGATCAACGCCCAGCGCGACCCGCTGCGTCAGCAGTATGAGCAGGGCGCGCAGCAGGCGTACATTGAGGCGGAACGTGCGAAAAAGCAGCTCCCCGAGGCTCTGGCGGCGCAGGGCATCAACGGCGGTGCGACGGAAAGCGCGAATCTTGCCATTGAGACAAGCCACGGCAACAGCCTCAACGACCTGACGAATACATACAACAACGCCCTCGCGGGATTGGAACAGACCATCGCGCAGGCGCGTTCCAGCGGAGATATCCAGCTTGCGCAGAACGCCGCGCAGTATCAGCAGATGCTTGCCAACGCGATTCTCTCCGCCCAGCAGCAACAGCAGCAGTACGCCCAGCAGATGGCCATGATGAACTACCAGAATCAGCTAGATATGGACAGCTATGAAAAGCAGTTGCAGTTGAAACTGAAATATGGCGGCAATGGCGGGTACGATGGTGGTAATGCTGATTTTGGTGGTAGCGAAGCCAACCGCCAAATCGGACAAAGTGCACTGAACTCAGTGAACGGAATCACCAGTACGCTTATTGACGCCTTTAAGGGGTCTGGCGGCGCGTCTGCGACCGCCTCAACGACGAACGACGGGCAGGTATTAGCGGAACTGAGGCGTCTGGTTCAGACGGGAGCAATGACACAGCAGGAGGCAAAAGCCAGAGCAGCGAGGATGGGGTATATGCTGGGCTTTTAAGGAGGGCACGCGGCAGTGAAGTTTTATGATATGAGGACCGGAGAAATCCGTGACATGGACGAAGATGTCGTTTACAACCCCGAGACCGGAGTTACCTCGAGGCAGAGACGGACATCCTCCACTCATGCCATGCAACAAAAAATTCCGGGGGCCGTCGCAGCGGCGGCCCCCTCGATTCCTCAATATCGTCCCGAAAAAAATAATTTGTCTATCCCTAAAGTATCTGCCGCGCCCCGCATGGTGGGAAGTACTGGGGTGCGATTACCGGAGGTGACTTCCAATAACGCGCCGCGCAGTATCGGCGGAACCGGAATTTCCCTGCCGGACATTAAGCAAAGGCCGGTATACACCGGCCCCCTTTCCGTACCAAACAAGGTGGACCCAACGGAGGGTATGAGCTTCACGGCAAAGGAGCTTGCGGCGGCAGACCGAAAATTGACCTCGGCGGAAGTGTTGTATGCGAAGAAGCTCTTAAAGGATTACGACAAGCGGGCGCGCCAAAACTTTTGGAAGGTAACGAAGACCCCCGAGGAATTACAGGAGATGGCGGAGATGCAGTCTCTCCGGGCAAAGATCAGTGCGGCGTCCTCTGCGGGCGCTGGGGTAATGCAGCGTTTTGGCGCGGACGCGCTGGAGCGAAACGCCGGGAAGGTGATCGCGGATAACCCGCAGCTCCGCGAAGTGCTGCCAGATACCGATGGCCTAAATACATACGAGGCGGCGCAGACACAGCACCCAGGCGCATATATGACGGGTCAGTTTGTCGGGGAGAGCATCAAATATAAGCTGGGCGCGGAGATCGTCCCGAAAATTCCCGGCGTGGGGAACGGAATTACCTCGGCAGGGACATGGATTTCTGGAAAGCTCGGCGGGAAAATTTCGGCGGAAGTTGTAGCGCGCCTCCTGACGGGGCGGGCGGTAGACCTTCCGATTGACGTTGCCAATGCCGCGATGGAAACAGACAATATTCAGGATTTTGCGAAAAACCTCGGAATCAACACGGCGATTGGCGCGGGGTCTGATGCTCTTTTGGAGTTCATCGGTTTTGTGTGGAAAGCGGCGCGGCGCGGTGTCCCGGACACACAGGCCGGGCGCGTCTCGATTTCCGACGAAGAGATGCGCAAGATCATGGCGGAGGAATTCAGCGGGGGAAACGCAATCCGGGAAACCTACGAGCCGCAGGCCTTAGATGTCCCCACGAGCCAACCTTTATTGGATAACCCGAACTTTGCAAATCAGCCGATTGCGGGAACGGATTTCCAAAACTATATGGAAAGCGGCACAAGAAGGAAAACCCTGTCCGCAAAGCAGAATTATCTGTCCGATTACGGGGACCCGATTATCACGACGAGGGGACAGCAGGAAAAGTTCATAGCAGATGCCATCAGCGGAAAAAACAAGGGCATTGCCGTTATCGGCAAGGTCGGAGATAATATGGCAAACGCGGTGAACGAGTTGACCGGAGGGGCGGTCGACCTGTCGGGGAAGTATTTGGAACTGGATGCCTCGCATATTCGGCATGCGATTTCAAAGCACACAAACGACACCATACCCATTACGAAGGAACAGCTTTACCAACTCCCGCAGATGATCTTAAACTATGACGATCTGCTGAAGGTTGAACAGGGCACAAGCGGGAAAACGTCCATTCTTCTGGGCAAAAAAATAAATGGATATTCTGTTATCGTCGAACTCGTCAGCGATAGCAGAAACTCCATTTTCCCAACCACTATTTACAATGTGGATACGGATTACTACCTGAAACATTTTTCCAATAAAATAAAAAACGAAGCAAAGGTGTTCGGGAGAGACCTGACGGATATCCGCCCATCTCGCAACGCCCTAGACGTCCCGCAGTCCAATGCTTCTATTAATAGTATATCCAATATTCCTACAAAAAGCAATACCAATCTGCTCGACCAACTGGCCGTAAAGCCAAAAGAATTAAGTCCGGACGACCCGATTGTGCGGTCGATCGGCGGAGATTTTGGCGGCCATTCGGTGGGCGCGGCGGAAAGCGCATACCCCCGCACGCAAAAGGTGTCGCGGGTCCGTTCCAACACGATTGAAAACAGCCCCATGTTCTCCACTGCGGAAAAGGAACTCATGAACCCGTCAGACTTCAAGTATGATGTGGTGAAAGAAAGACAGAGTTTAAGGGAAGCGGCACAGCGGTTACAGGTCGACTTTGACGGAGAGGTAAAAACCCTGTTTGACAAGCAGACCTTTGACGGCACGGACATCGACACCGCTTTTGGAATCCTCGAAAGATACCGGCAGGAAGCGCGGGGGCTCCCGGCGGATTCTCCCGAGCAGCGACGTGTAATCGAGTGGGTCAAGCGGATTCAGGAGAAGGGAACCGAGGCGGGCCAGCGGGTGCAGGCGTTCGCCAAGTACAGCCGTACCCCGGAGGGCGCGGCGGTCAAGGCGCAGAAAACGGTTGCGGATGAGTGGATGAAGCTCCAAAAATCCGACCCGAACCTTGTAAAGGCAATGGACGACCTCGCGGACAAGCTGACAAATATCGCGCGGGAATATGAGCACGAACTACCGGCGGACCCGCAGGAGGTGGCCGCGAACCTGCGCAGGGCGATCACCGAGCTTTCAAACGACAAGGCGTACAGGCGGCTTGGGCTGGACGAGGAATTCACCGACATGGTGGTCAAATCTTTGCAGGAGGGACGCGCGGGGAAGGACTACTTCGCGGACGTGCTCAAGGAGTTCGAGGGCATCCCCACCCTGACAAGCGGCGAACTGATCGATATCATGGACATCATGGCGAAGGCGGAGAACCTGCCGCAGTTTTCCAGGGAACGCTTTGAGGTCGAGAAGCAGGCGTACAAGATCGTCGCCGACAAGTTCAATGCCTCTTTCATGGACAAGTGGAACGCGTGGCGGTATATGGCGATGCTGGGGAACTCCCGCACCCACCTCAGCAACATGCTGGGGAACGCCATGTTTGGCACTGTAACCCGCATCAAAAACGATATCGGTGCGGTGATGGAGGCCGGGGTTGATAAGGTCAGCCGCGCCGCAGGACGCGGAGGCATTGACCGTACAAAATCCCTGCTCAACCCGCTGAACGTCCGTGACAACGCCTTGAAGGACGCGGCGCGCGGGGACTATGACAATGTTTATGCGCTCATTACCGGCGGCGGAAAGTACAACCCCGCCCGGTTGATCGAGGACCAGAAAACCGTGTTCGACCACAAATGGCTGGAATGGCTGCGGAAGAAGAATTTCGACGCGTTGGAATGGGAGGATTCGCTTGCCCTGAAAACCCGATACACCGAAAACCTTTCCCGGTACATGAAAGCCAACGGTTTGGATGCGAGCGCGTTCCAGAGCGCAGACAAGCAGGTTTTGGAAATCCTTGAGGCTGGACGGGCGCACGCGATCGAAGAGGCGCAGAAAGCCACTTTCCGAGACGCGAACTCGCTTGCTTCCTGGTTGAGCAATATGAGCTACAGCTTCCGGGAGAACGGTACAGTTTCCGGAAAAATCGGAAGCGCAATGATTGAGGGTGCAATCCCGTTCAAGAAAACGCCTGCGAACATCGTGAAGCGTGGAGTGGAGTACAGCCCAGTGGGGCTCCTGAAAGGGGTCTACGACGGCGTGAAATCCATCCGAAAGGGAAGCGTACCGGCGTCCAAGGTGATCGACGAGCTGGCCGCAGGGTTGACGGGTACCGGAATCATGGGCCTGGGGGCGTTTCTTGCTTCTCAGGGTTGGTTGACCGACGGGGGCAGCTCAGACAGCAAGGAGAGGGGATTTGACGCCCTGCGCGGGAACCAGAACTATGCGCTCAAAATCGGCGACAAATCCTACACGCTGGACTGGGCCGCGCCCGCCGCGTTGCCCCTTTTTGTAGGGGTTCAGGCTTTTAACGACTGGAAGGATGCCCATGAATCTGGGGAATTCCCCGATTTCATCGACAGCCTGACACAGATTACCCAGCCGGTCCTTGAAATGACCATGCTGCAAGGGCTTAACGATATGATCAAGTCGGCCCGGTACAGTGATGGGAGGGAGCTCGCATCCATTGGGATGGGCGCGTTGATGAACCTTGCGACACAGGGAATTCCCACCCTTTTTGGACAGGTGGCGCGCGCGGTCGACCCGCTGCGGCGCACGATCTACAACGACCCAAACAGCAAAATTCCGGGAACAAACATACGGATGCCGGAGGGGTTAAGCACGACGCTGCAAAAGGCGGCAGCGAAGATTCCGGGAGTGAGCACCTACCTACAGCCGAAAACCGACCAGTGGGGGCGCACGCAGGAGAACGTCGGCGGGAGCTTTCTCGGACGGCTGGCCTACAACATGTTGTCCCCCGGCTTCTACTCCGAGACGCGGGAAACCCCGGCGGACGCCTTACTGGATTCCCTTTACAAAGATATAGGGGAAACGGCGCTTCTTCCGACTTCCGCGCAAAAGTCCTTTGCGTCGGACGGCGAAAAAATCCGCCTGACCGGGGCGCAGTACACTAGGGCAAACCAGACGCGTGGGCAGACGGCCAACGCCATCATCGGGTCACTGGGGGAATCTCCCGTATTCGCCGGACTATCCTCGGAGGACAAGCAAAAGGTGATCAGCGACGCATACGCCTACGCAACCGCGCTCGGGAAAGCAACCACCGGAAAATATGAACCGGACGGATGGATAGAAAAAGCGCGGACGGCGGAAAAGGCGGGGGTCCCGGTGGACTCCTATATTCTCTACAAGAACGCTTTCAGCGATTTGGAGGGTTACGAAGCCCCGGACGGGACCTACGTCAGCAAGCAGGACCAGCAGGCGAAAATGCTGCTTGATGATGTCACGCTCACGAAAAAGCAAAAGAATCTGCTTGACGAGCTGATGATCAGCGACGTGACCGTGATTCCCCGCGAAACCAAACGGGACTTTTCCAGCCCCGAGGCGCTGGCGATCTCAGAAATGCCAGAGGCCGCACGGAAGCTCTGGGAGGTGCCCTCCGTACAGAAAGCGGTCGGCAGCGTGGAGAATTACGAGAAGGTGCAAAAAATCCTTGCCGAAACCGGGTCGGACAAGGATGAATACGGAAACGCCGTGAGCGGCACAGCGAAACCAAAGGCGGTCCGGGAGATCGCGAGAAAGCTGAATATCACAAGCAAAAATGCGGAAGAAATCTATAACGAGGTCGCCGTGTACAAGCACTCGCTTGATGAGCTGTCGACGAAACAACGACAGTCCTATGAAGCGTTGAGCGGGAAATACCGGATTTCGGAACAGCGGTTCTTGGATTGTCTGAACCGGGCGGGTGTTACGGAGGGGACCAAGGGGCGGAACGGCAAAACGATCTCCGGGAGCCTGAAACAAAATCGATACCGTGCGCTGCGTGAAATGGGGCTGAACGACAAAGCGGCGAAAGTGTTCCTCAGCGAAGTATACAGGTATAAATGGTAGTCGAAAGCCGCCCCTGAATTGGGGGCGGCTTTCGACTTATGACTATGTGATTTTAAGATAGATAAATGCTAAAACTATACCCAACAGATAGAATGGCCAAAACGGGGCTTCCGGGTCTGGCCGATCGGGATGTTTGTTTTTCCAGATTAACGAAGGGATAATAAAAAGAAAGAAGTATGCAGCTGAACCAAACCATGCTCCGAATAAGAACAAGAAAAAAATGACGCCAATATAATAGTTTTTTTCCTCCGAATTATTTACGCTCGATAAGGTGCTTGTGTTTGCCAAGACATTCCAGAACGATGCTTTTCGTTCCACTACATAATTTGCCGTCCATAATGCGGTGTTGCCTGCATATGCGCCCTTGTTTTCAGTAACGACAACATTCTGAGTTAAAACGATTGGGTTTTTAAGATCGTATTTTGTAAGGTCGATTGTTCGGCTTTCCTCTCCATAATCAGAATATTCGTCATGCTCAACGCACCTAGTTGTGATTGTTAACGGCTTTCTAGCGTCAACAATAATCGGTTCTCCATTAAATACTTCATCATTAATGAGGCATATTTTACTCCATTCATTTCCAACCTGATGATTGTATTCCATATTATATGATCGTGAAATATGAAGTTCAATATATCCGTTATCCGGTATGCGCTCTAGGAATCGATCTTTGTTTTCCCAATATCTAATATTGCAAAGCAATGGAATGGTTAATAAAATGATTGCTAATAATGTGATACTAATAGCTTCGTTTTTTACTTTGTTTTGAATCTTATCAAATGCCTCAAATAGTCCAAGAGAAAGAACCAAAGCGAGAATAACATATATAATGGATTTGAGTAAAGCATGCAGGGGAACCATTGGCCATGTTAGCAAAAGAAATATAAGCTCTATTACTAAAATTCCCCATAGGGTAGATCGCCGCATACGCTCCATTACCTTCCCTCCTTTTTACCACAATATACCACATATTTATATAAAGTGGTACGGACAGAGTGTAACAAAAATGTGTGTCTAATTTGTGCCAGCCCTACGGCGGATGTGAGCCATTGCAAGGGCGCTGGGCGTTTCTGCGGCATGGCTTGTCGGATAGATATTAGCGCGGTGTAAACTTCGATAACGGGCCGCCGCATAGAGGTCGTTGGTAAAGGATGGTTTTGCCGGTTTATTTGGTACAAGTGTCGTACAATTGTCGTATTAAGCAAAACTCCGAAAGGAGAAAAAACAAATTAAAACCCGCAAAGCAGCTTGCAATGCGGGTTTTCGGCTTGGTGGAGGAGGGTGGATTCGAACCACCGAAGTCACTGACAACAGATTTACAGTCTGCCCCCTTTGGCCACTCGGGAACTCCTCCATATTCAGTTGCGCGCCGTGGAAAAACGGTGGAGCTGGTGGACGGACTTGAACCCCCGACCTGCTGATTACAAATCAGCTGCT